ATCAGGCAAAATTAAAGAAAATAGCTGTTTTCCAGTCCAGTACGGAATACCAAAATCATATCCAGCAGGATCAGGTAAAACTCCATTATATTTATTAGTAAACATCATATAGTTATACATTTGGTCCTTGCGAAGTCTAATATCTTGAATAGTAAGCAAATATGATCCAATCAAAGTATCTTGTGTGATTTCAATACAAGGAGTACTTGTTCCAGGACTGATAATATTGTTAGGTACTAAACAAATTTGTTCTAACTCAGTGAAAGTTTGCAATGATTGGGGAATATGCATATTCATTTCATCTCCATCAAAATCAGCATTGTACGGTTTGCAAACAGATACATTTAGACGGAAAGTGCTGTATGGCAAGATTTTAATTCGATGAGTCATCATACTCATTCTATGAAGTGTTGGCTGTCTATTAAAAAGACAAACATCACCGTCAAGTAAATGACGATGAACCACATCACCTAATTCTAAGTTGTCTGCAACTTGTTGAACATCAACATGTTTTAATGAAATGTTTTTTGTTGCACCGCCTTCATTTTTAGAAACTGTTTTTGCACCTGGATATACTTTCGGTCCATTTTTAACCATTTGCTTTAATTTTTTAATGTTATACTTTGTTACAATTTCGGGGAAAGTTAAATTCATAGCAATTTTTTGTGGAACACCATATTGATCAATATTAATATTAGGATCAACTGAAATAACTGTTCGCGCAGAATAATCAACTCTTTTTCCCATAATATTTCCTCTTAAACGACCTTCTTTTCCTTTTAATCTTTGAGTAATTGCTTTGAGCGCTCTAAAAGATGAACGCTGAGCACTTGGAGATACTCCTGGAATTTCATTATCCATATAAGTAGCAACTAAATATTGCAAATACCCTTGATAGTTATCAATCTTAACATTATTACTGTTTGAGTTATCAACAACTTGTTTTAATAGTTTATTTGTCTTAACAATATTTGCAAGAGCATAGGTTAAGTCATCTTCTGAACGCTGGTTATCTGATTGTCTTACAGAAGGACGAACAGATGGAGGAGGAACAGCCAAACTAGTAATAATCATCCATTCAGGACGACTATAAACATGTGAAAATCCCATAAAATCTACATCTTCATCCTTAATTTTCTTAAATATCTGATAGCAAATAAGTGGGGTAAATGTTTGTTGGTTTAATACTTTACTGTCTTTAAGAGAATTTTGTGAAAATTCTGCGTAAATTTTTACAATATTATTTTTTTCTTTAATACTAGAGGCGTTTAAACGAATATATTTGGTTGGTTGAAGAACATAACATCCATTATTGTAAATACATTTTTTATTTTTAGAGGTTAATGCTAAAAGTGCCATAAATCTGCTATATCCTTTTTTTCCTTCTAATTCTTTAATTACTGCTGGATCACTTTTGTCAACTAAAATATTGGAACATCTGAAGCAAACGCACTTTAATATCTTTTCCACATAAGGAATAAAATGAATATTAAAAACGGGAAGTGCTAAATCAATTTTTCCAAAATAACCAGGACATAATTCTGCTTTCTTTTCATCTGTAGGGCAAATAATAGCGGCATCAATAGATCCCATATTGTGGTCAAACAGACCGTTATTTCGGGGCACATTTGCATCATAAGTATCGGATGTTAATATATCTGCGACTGAACCTCTTTTAATATCTTGATGACTGAACAAACTAAATTGAATTTCGTTAATATTTTCTAAGTTATCTCCATTTTGCAATTCGCGTAAAAGATGAGTCATTAAGATATATTATATTACTCTATTTAAAATTTTAAGTTTAAATAAATTCAAAATTTTTTAATTTTTTATAAAAATAGTATTATAAATATATAAATTTATTATATATTTATAATAATGAAAACTTCATTTCCTCTTATTTTAAACGAATTTCCTCCTAATAATAATTGTAAAGAATTAGAAAAAATATTAAAGAAATGTTCAGAATCTCATGTTTGGTTAAATAAAACTTCTGAAAAAATGTTTAATGCTGATATTGAAAAATATAAATGCATAAAAACAATTTATAAATTACTTATTAAGTGTAAATAAGAATTTATCAATATAATAAGCCTTGTATTTTTCATCATATTTTTTATTCATACTTTCAATTTGTGAATAAAAATCAGAATATTCTTCACTCGGAACTAATACTGCATTTGTATTTTCATCATTCATTGAAATAAATTCCAACTTTATTTTTAAATTATTTTCTAAATCATATAAAGATATTATATCTCCTTTTTTAATTACAGAAGATATATCTTTATCTAATTTTTCATTATACAAATGTATAGAAGAATACATTTCATATTCTCTTAGATACATTTTCCATTCAGCATATTTATTCTTATTATCTTCAAATGTATATTCTTGACAATAAGAACATCCTAAATTTTTTAAAAAATCAGTAACATATTTATCCATTTTATTTAAGTATATATATTTATATAGTTATTTTTATATAGAATTAATCTAAATAAAATATTATGATTAAAAATTATATTGAGAAATTTTTATTTTTTCCAAATAAAGAATTAAAAAAAACACCCTCTATTTTAAATATAGATTATGAAGATGTATTTATAGAACATAATTATAATAATATATATCATAATACTTATCACGGATGGTTTATGAAAAATAATTCAACAAATACTATAACAAAAAATAAATGTATTTTATTTTTTCATGGAAATGCTGGAAATATAAGTTTTCGAATGTATTATATTGAAAAATTATATGAAGCAGGATTTTCTTTACTTTTTTTTGATTATCCTGGATTTGGATTAAGTACTGGATCACCTAATGAAGAAATATGTGTAGAATGTGCTGAAAAATTTTATGAATATTTATTAAATAAAAAAAATTTTTTGAAAAGTGATATTATTTTTTATGGAGAATCAATTGGTGGAGCTATTTCTGCATTAACTGCTGAAAAGCATAAAATTAAATATTTAATTTTACAATCTACTTTTACTAATATAAAAGAAATAATAACTTATTTAACACATATTAATTCTATTTTTCTTAAAAAAATTGGTTTTGAAACACTTGAAAAATTAAAAATAAGATATAAAATTAACAATCTTAGTAAAAAAATGAAAACTATGGTTATTCATAGTAATGAAGATGAAATTATTGATAATAGTCACGCCGTAGAGTTATCAAAGTATTCTGATAAATATTATATTGCAACAGGAACACATTCAAATCTAACAATTGATTCTAATTTTATTTTTAATTTATTATCATTTATTAAAGAATAAATTTATTTATTAATAATATATGCTAATTAAAATACCACATTATTCATTTAAAGATTTTTATATTTTAATAGTTACTTTTATATTAACTTTATTAATTATACTACCAATAGGGTTATTCAAAGTAACATCTATTATATCATTTATAATATTATTTGTACTAATCTATATTATTATTAAAACAATGTCTAGTGAAAATTTATCAACTGATTTATCACCTGCTCTTTATCCATCTATGCCTCATACAGGATTAGATGGAATTAGTTTAGATAATTATGCAGCTGGTATTAAAACAGATAATTATATAATTTAAGGGAACTTAGGTTCCCTTATAAACCCTCCTATTCCATCGCATAGAACTTAACTTTTCTCTGCAACATAGGTTCCCTTATAAACCATCATATTCCATCAAATAAATTGGAATAAATAAGGAATATATTGAATAATTATATTTTTCTAATAAGAAATGTTTATTATATATTATTTATCATATATTTCCTCTAACTCTCTATATTATATGGTCCTTTTAATTTTGTATAAAAATAATATATATAAAGTTATCTGATAGTATAGTATATATTATAATAAATTATAAACATGTTAATGCGATTTATCCAAACATGTTTGTCTAAAAAATTTATTTGTGGTAATAACAAATAAAAAATTTTTAAAATAAAAAAAATATTTTTTTATTTTAATTAAAAAGTGAAAAAAGAATATTAAGTAAATATTTATGTTCTAATACTTGCAAGAAAATGAATATTTTTGACAAAAAGTTTATTCCTTTTATTACTAAAAAAAGAGTTATTTGGAACAAGAAAGAACTACCATTTGATATATTTATGAGAAGCATACAATTTTTATCAGATATTGATATTTTTGAACTTTTTGAATATGAATCATTCAACGACTTTCAACTATATTATATGATAAGTTTTATGTTTTCCAATAATTTATCATTAAATAAAACAATGGACCTTGCAATTGAAGAAGGATATGTTTCTTCTTGCAAAATAATTATTAAAATGGGACTTAATATAAATTATCAAAATACTGGTTGTCTTACTTATTTATCTATGGCGATTATACACGATGATCTTAAATTAGTTGCATTTCTTCTTGAAAATAATGCAAATATAAATATTAATTCAACAACTAAATATGGTAGTATACCTCCAATATTTTTTACAAAATATAATAAAGATAATAGTATTCTAAAACTATTAGTCGATTATGGCGCGGAACCTTTTTCTATAGATGAAAATATTATTTTTTACGACTATACAAGTCGCTTATTAAAATAATAAAGAATTTCAGATTCTTTATTATTTTGTTACATATACTATTACCATATATATAGTTTTTAAAGATAAGATTCTAAAAAGAATCTCAGTATTTATTACATAAATATCACATTCATTTAGAGAATTATTAAATTATATATACGAATTTATAATGAAGAGATATTTACTAAACAAACACTATATTTTTGGATAAATCACATTAAAATATATCTAAAATTATAATATATTTGATATATATAAAATATATATAAAATATATCAATAAAAAAATATAAAAATACAAACACATTATTTTTATATTTGTTAAATATATAGAATATATGTCAACTAAAAAAATTAAAAATTCAAAAAAACCATATATACTTGTTATTGAAAAAATAAAAAATAATGATAAAGTATTACATGATAAGGATATATTATCATATTCTAAAAAATTATCTCCTGTTTCTGGATCAGAACAAGAATATGAACCAGATATTTGGAATAAAAATTTTAATATAAAAAATACACATAATTGTTATACATATGCTCTTGGAAAAATAATTCCCGGATTAGATTCAAAAGCACAACCTGGCTATGCATCGGGATATAATCATATTGATGATAATGAATATGAATGTGGCTATTTTTATAATAGATTAAAAAATGATAGTCCAGGAAGTTACGTTGAGAAATTTGATAATCAATGTTTACCAGGATTTTATAAAGTTTTTCTTGCATTAGATCCTGGAAATGATTATCATTGGTGGAAACAAAATAGTGATCAATATTGGTCACATAAGCCTGGTTCAACAGAAGTAGTTAATGTAGATGCAAATGGTGAAAAAATAACTAATCCTTTAATTGCATCTCGTAATTATGATTCAATAAACTATAAGAAACCATGTTTTTTTGCGTGTATTTATTCTGATTTAACACGTTCTATATCAACTATTTACAATAAGTAAGCACTATTATAACTCTTCAATAAAATAATTATTGTAAACCTTTATTTTGAATCATATAAAATTTCTTTAAAAATAATTCGTTTAATTTATTTTTTAAAACTAAAATTTGTTTGTCTGATTTTATTGTATTTTCCTGTTCTAATAATTCTATCTTTTTTTGAAATTTTTTTATTTCTTGATCTATTTCAGAAACATTTTTATTAACTTCTTTTTTTTCAACAACTTCTTTTTTTTCAACTTGTTTTATATTCTTTATAAAATTTGATTCATTATTTCCATTAATAATATTTTTAAAAAATGTATTTGATAGTTTAATAAATGATTCATAAATTTTCTTTTTAATTTTATATAAAAGATATAAATATATTACTAATTTTTTATTTAATTTTATTAAAAAGTTATCAATAACTGGTTTATTTTCTATTTGAGTATACATTCTAAGTGATTGAAATATATCATATTGTGAAAGTATAATTTCAATTTTTTTTGAAGAATTTGCATAACTATAATTATTTATTTTATTTAATTTATCTAATTCTTTTATTTTAATATTTGATGTTTCATCATAATAATCAAATGGATTTTTTATAACATCTGTAAAACTATATAAATATTGTTCAAAATAGTTTCTAATATAATTATTAAATGTTTCAAAATATATTTTTTTTAGAGAAGATTCTGGAGTTATAAAACAATTATCAAATATAGCTTCAAATTTCTTTTTATCTTCTGATTTTTCTTGTTTTTCTATAATAACCTTTTTTTCTGAAGTTTGTTTTTCTCCAGTTTGCTGTTTCTGCTCCCCTTTTTTTTTCTTTTTACCACCAATCATCTTTAAAATTCTATCTAAACTTTTTTTCTTTCCATCTTTTCCCTTTTTCTTTCCATCTTTCCCTTTTTTCTTTCCATCTTTTCCTTTTTTCCCTTGTTTATTTTCTATTTTAATTGTAGGTAATCTAAACTGTATTAATTTTTGTATTTGTTCATTTCTTTTTTTTTCATTTGTTAATAATTCATAATCACTATTATCTGAAAAAATATTTGATATAATAATTATCAAAAAAAACCAGTATTTAAAATTATTATCAATATTTTTAAAATTATCTACATCTAATCCAGACATGAAACTATTTAATTTCGTTTCTTCATAAAAAATATCTTTTTTAGATTGTTTTATAACATTTTTATTATTATTATTATTATTTGATTCATTTCGAATAGATGTAAAAATATATCTTGCAAAAATTTCAGATAAGGAATAATTTATTTTTTTACTAAACGGATATACTAATACTTTTTTACTAGTAAATAATAATTTTTCGATCTTATTCAAAGTAATTACATTACTTATTTCTACACTTTTATAAAATTTATTTATTAAATTCATATGTTGATTACATTCTTTTATCTTTTCTTCTACTACTTTTTTTTTATTTATTAATTCTTGTTGTATATCTTCCATAAAATTTATTTTGTTACTTATTTTTTCAAAATATTTATATAATAAAAAAGATGGATCATAAATAATATTTTCTAAATCAATATTTTCTCTATTTTCATTATTTTTAACAGGTATTAAATCATATAATAAAAAATTATAAATATTTTTTTTATCGCTTTTTTCTATATTTAAATAACTAATAAATCTTTCATATTCTTTTAGAGATTCTTCTTCTATTTTTTGATATTTACTAATATTTTCAAATTCTTTTTTATTATTTCCTTTTACATTATTACGTCGTCTATTATTAACTCTTCTATCTTCGCCCCGTCTATCTTCGCCACGTCTATCTTCTCCCCGTCTATCTTCTCCCCGTCTATCTTCTCCCCGTCTATCTTCGCCCCGTCTATCTTCGCCCCGTCTATCTTCACCACGTTTATTATTCTTTATTTTAGATATATTTTCATTATTATTATTTTCATTATTATTATTTTCATTATTATTATTATCTTCGTTATTATTATTTTCGTCCATAATATATAATTATATTTTTTTATTTTATACAACATGGTTTATTTTTTCTAAATTAGGATCTACTGGAATAATACTTTTTATTTCATTATTTTTTATACGACCAATTGGACGAGATATAATTGTTATAAATTGTCCAACTAGTACAAAAGAAATTGCCAAATAATAATTATTTTGACTTAAAAGAACAGATATACCAGATAAAACATGCCCAGTATACCATAAAAAATCAGATATAATTAAATAATTCATTTTATATTATTTAATTATATTATTTACAATTACATCATACACAGATTTTTATTTTTTTATTGTATTTTCAAGTATATTTTGATAGTATGAAATTTTATCATTCATTTTTCTAATTAAATTAATTTTTATTTCTCCATCTGGCAATGATTTTTTAACAATTAATATTATAATTTTAGCTAAATAATAAAACATATTTGCACTTAATTTTAAAAATTCTCTTTCTCTAAATATACTATCATTTATAATAGAATTTGTTTTAATTTTATTTATTAATTCATATAAATTAACTGTAAGATTAGTTGAATTTTGTAAATTATCATCAAAAATAGTAAATAAAAATCCTACCATTTTCTCTTTTTCTTCTTTTTTTAATGTAGAATTCTTTAATTTACCTTTATATGGAGCTAAAATATTTAATAATTCATATGGCATATTTTTATTAAGAAAAATATCAATTAAATTATCAATAATAAACATGTAAAATTCATTATTTTTTCCATAAAAATTAAAATAATTGGTTAATATTTTTAATGATTTTCTCATATTAGAGTTATTCATAGAATTTCCTCCATATTCTAATATATTTTTTTGATCGTAAATATCACTTTTATTTTTAATATTTCCCATAAATTTAATAATTTTATTCTTTGAAATAGTAAATCTATATATTTTTTTTAAATTATTTTCTTTAAATTCATCTACATAATCAAATGGATAATTATTATATATATAATCTGAAGTTGACAAAAATGAATTATCTGGTACAAAAAATCCCATTTCATCTTTATCCATTCCATAATAATTTTTTAATATTGAAGATGGTATAAATAATTGGTATAAATTATTTAATAAAATAGTCTTAAATTTATAAACAGAATTATTTAATTCAGATATAAATAAAAATCCTTTTTCTAAGTTAATATTGCCATAATTTATATTTTCACTTGATTCAACAACGCTATTTAATATTATATTTATACGATTAACATATTCTTTTTGTATATCAGAAAGTAATTGAATAATAAAGAATAAAAAGCAAAATAATACATTTTTATAATTATCTTTATCTAAATTTTTTTGACCAGTTACATCATTTAGTTTAAATGTATCTTGTATTACAAAACTTACCAATTCAAAATTATGACGGATAAGTGCATTAATATTTGTTATTTTCATTCCAAATTCTATTTTTTTTATGGGTATAATTTTACCTTTTTCTATTTTATATGGAATATAGTATTCATTTTTAACTTTATCAGTTCCCTTTTCTAATAATATGTCATCTAATCTAATTTTAATTGATTTTATGTTATTTTCAATTAATTTAATATAATTTATTTTTTGATTATTAGAATTATTAAAATTTACATTATATGGTGAACTAGATAAAACTTTTGACATTTTTTTCTCTATTTTTAATTCAATAATAGGTAAATTAGATACAATATCTAGTTCTCCGGTTAAATTATTTAATAAATATTCTATAAAATCGACAAAGTTATTCTTTTTTTTAGATAATAATAAATAAATAGGACCAAGAGAAGGAAGTGATAAATTTACTACATTTGGATATACAATAGAGTCAAGAATTAGTTTAATGTCATCTGAATAATTTGTATAATTAAGATTAAATAAATTAAATGAGCTTTTATTCATGCTTAATAATTCTAGATAGTCAATTGGATTTTCATAAGTAAATAATTCAGTACTATTCTCTTTTTTAGACATTTCAAGAAATGCATCTATTTTTCTTTTATACTCTAAAAAAACATGTTTATATCCAATTAATTTTTTTGAAAATATAATAATATTATTATCTTTTAGTAATATGGTTTTAAAAATATTATCTGAAATTTTATTTAATACTCCTAGCTGATTTAAGTTCTTTTTGTTTATTCCTTTTTCAAGAATATATTTATTTATTTCTTTTTCTTTTAAACTTAAAATTGACTTTTCTGAACCAGAACTAGTTATAGTATAGTTAAACATAGTTGGATTATTTATTATTTTATTAAACTGGATAATATCTTTTGTTTTAAAAAGATTATAGGGATAGTCCATTATGCTATATATAACTTATAAAATAATTTATATATAAATTAAATAAAATATATAAATTAAGACATATAATAAGACGTATAACTTAATAAAAATTGAAAAGTTTTTTTATTTAATCTTATTAATATATATCGAATAATACAATACGGAAATTATTTTCTAGTTATTTTCAATGAGCACTGCAAACTGGAATACTGTTGAGATTAAAAAAAGAGAAAAAAATACATCTAATGAAGATGTTTATTATCTATCTCAGCTTATTCATGATGGTGCTTGTACGAAATGTCTAGCTAATAATTGTAATTATACGGAATCTCACGGGATTCCTTTTCCAGAAAAAATTAAAGTATTTGTCAGAAATCCATTATTTATTCCAGAAATTAAAGAAGAGATTGAAAATGCAAAATTGGATTTTGGTAATTTAAAACCTATTTATACGACATGTAATTTTACGCATATTAACAAAGACTGTAATAACTGTCGTGATGGTAGAATTAAGATTATCAAATTCAAAGATTCAGAACTTTTACTATGTCATTCATCATTGGATGCAGCTATTAATAAAATTACAGTTGGTATTCATTTTGATATTAAATTAATTATGAAAGGTAAAAACTATGCAGTTTCTGCTATTCCTGTTGATTTTAGACATATTATTGAATATTTACAGAATAAAGAAAATGAAATTATTAATATTCCGCATGAAGAACCTGAAAAGGCTCTAGTTGAAAACTGGCCTACATTAAATGATAATGTTTCTGTTAAAAAACATAATTGGGGGAATGCTTTATTAGAAAAGTTAAAAACTCCTGTTAAACAAGAAGATATTTCGGACCCTTTAAAATTTGATGAATCTCAGCCAAATACGGCTCCAATTTTGTCTTTACGTGAATTAGAGTTTAGAAATAGAGAATTAGTTCATGATATTCAAACTAAAAGATTACAGTTAGATATAGTAGATATTTCTCTTGAAAATAATCATTTATATCTTGAAAACATTGATCTTAGAGATGAATTAGAATTTCTAACAAATAAATATAACGCATTAAAAAGACAATTTGATAATGAGTGTTATATGAATAAAAATAGAGAAAAATATGAGGAAATGTTAAATAATTTAGAACATTTGACAAATAGAGTATCACAACAATTTTTGGAAACAAACTATTCTGATTATACTATACATAATTAGAAGTTTCGAATTTCTTCAATAATGTGTCTAAATATCTCTTTCTTATACTTTTCTTCGGATAGTTTATAAATAAATTGTTGATTTAATACAAATTCATTCTCATTAATATTATTTTCACCTATTTTATTATATTCAATAAATAAATTCTGAAAATTATAACATAAAGTATTCATAATATAGTGTCCATATATATCTGAATTCCATTTATTATTCAAAAAAAATTCATATGATCTTTTTCCAACAAGTTTAATTGGGTATGTACCCTCATTGTTTTTATAATATTTCTTAAATAAAAAAATTACTGCACGATAATCCTTATAACTCATTGCTTTTAGTGAATCTTCAATGCTAATTATTTTTTCAAGTTCCATTCTTCTAATATCAATATAATTTTCAAAATTATTAGCTTGTTGAATAGCAACTATGCTTGTTTTTTCAATCTTGTTTTCAATATTAGAAATTCGTTTTTCAAGAGATGTTATTTTCTCTAATATTTTTTGTTGATCTTCATTTATTTTAGAAGAAATAGTCATTATTTTTTGTAAAAATGATGAATAATCAGTTTGGGTGTTCTCCATGATATATATTTGGGAAGTCGAATATAATTTATATAGATTATTTTTTTCATTTTTTATTAATTTTTTATATAATTATTTTATAGAGATGAATAAAGAAAATAAACTAAAAAAATCTAAAAAGCCACAAATTTTAATTATTAAAAAAATAAGAAAAAATAATACAAATACAAATCATGATAAACAACATTTATCTTCTAAAAAATCTCTATCTCCATTATCTGGATCAGAACCTCAATATAATCCTGATAAATGGAATAAAAATGAAAGTATTCGAACAACACATAATTGTTATTCATATGCTTTAGGTAAAATTATTCCAGGACTAGATTCAAAAGCTCAACCAGGATACGCCTCTGGATTTAATCATGTAAATGATGATTTTAATTGTCAATCTTTTAATGATCGTTTAAAAAATGATAGTCCAGGAAGTTATATAGAAAATTTTGATAATAAGTGTCTTCCTGGATTTTATAAAATATTTTTAGCACTTGATCCTGGGAATGATTACCATTGGTGGCAACAAAATAATAATCAATTATGGTCACATAAACCGGGTGCAACAGAAGTTACAAATTTAGATGGAAGTAAAAAAAAAATATTGAACCCACTTTTATCTAACAGAAATTTTAAACATCGAAATTATTATAAACCGTGTTTTTTTGCGTGTGTTTATTCTGATTTAACGCGCGCGATTGATTTTATCTACACAAAGGGAACCTAGGTTCCCTTTACATCCCTCCTCGCAGGGAACCAAGGTTCCCCTGCAACCCCTCCTTTTTTTTTAATAATATGCTTATATACCTCCTTTTTTTTAATAATATGATTATATACCTCCTTTTTTTAATAATATGATTATATACCCCCTTTTATTATTATATTTTTTATGATATAAAGTCTAAAAAATATCTATATATAATATATAATGTTAAAAAATATATTATTTTTAATGTTATTCTCAACTGCCAAATCATCTTTAATTAATGAATTTGAAGACTGGATTCATAACTTTAAAGTTAAATTTAGTGATGAACTTCATTTCAGTTCAGTTTATAAAAACTGGGTTGAAAATCATAATTTTATAGAAAAAATCAACTCCTTAAATCTATCATATACTCTTGGTCATAATCAATTTTCTGGTTTAAATGAAGAAGAATTTCGCCAATTTTTAGGTTATTCCAATAATGAAAAAGTATTGAATCAACAAGTTTCATATATATCTCAAAATATTTTATCCTCTACATTACCTTCTAGTGTTAATTGGGTAGAAAAAGGTGGTGTAACACCCGTTAAAGATCAAGGACAATGCGGTTCTTGCTGGTCTTTTTCAACAACTGGTGCCTTAGAAGGTGCATATTTTACAACTTATGGTAAATTACCCTCTTTTTCAGAACAACAATTAGTAGATTGTGACACACTTAAAAATGGTGGTAAAGATCATGGTTGTAATGGTGGATTAATGGATAATGCATTTTCATGGATTAAGAAAAATGGTGGATTATGCGAAGAAAAGGATTATCCTTATGTATCAGGCACAACTAAAACAGCTGGAACTTGTCAAACTACTTGCAGTGAAATAAGTAATAGTAAAGTAGTTGAATATATTGATGTTGCGCCAAGTTCTGATAATGATATGATGAGCGCTCTTTCTAAACAACCTGTTTCTGTAGCAATTGAAGCTGATCAAAAAGAGTTCCAATTATATAAATCAGGTGTTTTTACTGGTAAATGCGGAACAAAATTAGATCATGGTGTTTTAACAGTTGGTTATGGATCAGAAAAAGAAGGAGATTATTACTTAGTTAAAAATTCATGGAGTACATCATGGGGAGACGGAGGTTACATTAAACTAGGAAGAGGAAAAGAGTATAATAATGGAGATGGACAATGTGGTATTTTATTACAAGCCAGTTATCCTTTACTCTAAATAACGCAGCAAAAATAAGCCAACTTAAAGCACAAAAAACAAAAATTTAAAAATAATAATATTTAAAGATATTTTAATATTATTATTTAAACATGAAAATTTTAGAAGATATTAAACTTGATTTTACTGATGTATTATTGTCACCAAAAAGAAATGAATATACATCTCGTTCAGAAGCAATTCTAGAAAGAACAATTACTTTTAAATACTCTCCCTATAAATGGACTGGAATTCCAATCATGGTAAGTAACATGGATACAACCGGAACAATTGAAATGGCTCGTTCTTTACAAAAACATAAAATTATTACTTGTTTACATAAATATTATAAATACACTGATATTCCAAATGATTTAGATAAAGATTATTATGCTATCTCATCTGGAATTAGAGAAGATGATTTAAAAAACTTAGATGAAATTATGGAAAAAGTAGATCCTAAAATTATTTGTTTAGATGTTGCCAATGGTTATATGAATAAATTTATTACAATTTGTAATACAGTCCGTTCAAAATATCCTGATAAAATTATTATTGCTGGAAATATTTGTACTTCAGAAGGTGCATTAGATTTAATTATGAATGGTCGCGCAGATATTGTAAAAGTTGGAATTGGAAGTGGAAGTTGTTGTACTACAAGAAAACAAACAGGAATTGGAATGCCTCAACTTAGTGCTGTTATGGAATGCTCTGATACAGCACATGGTGTTGGTGCACACGTTATTAGTGATGGTGGTATTCAAGTTATAGGTGATATTTCAAAGGCTTATGCAGGAGGATCTGATTTTGTCATGTGTGGATCCATGTTTGCAGGACATGAAGAATCGGGAGGTACAATGGTATCTGAAGTTTCATCGACCACTGGAAAAGAAACTATATATAAAATTTTTTATGGAATGAGTTCTACAACTGCAATGAATAAATATAGTGGAGGAGTTGCAAAATACAGAAGTAGTGAAGGTAAAACAGTTAAACTTAAGTATAGAGGTCCTATTGAAGATACAATCTTAGAAATTTTAGGAGGAATTAGATCAACAATGACTTATATTGGAGCAAAAAAAGTAAAAGATATTCCTAAATGTGCTACTTTTATTAGAGTAAATAGACAATTAAACCAGATTTATAATGGAAGCGAGATTTAAAAAATAAACAAAAAACAAATATAAAAAATAAACAAAAAATAAAAAAATAAACAAAAATAATATTATATTTTATCTATTAAAATAAAATATAATTCTATAATAAGAAATGATCAATAATGATTGTTATTCATTTGAATTATATAAACATAATTATAACCATGGAATTTTTGATTCTTTCATAGATTGTACATATATTATAACTATTCCTGGTAGTAAAAGAATTCAAAATATAAAAAATCAGTTAGAAAAATATATATTAACTAAAAAAATATATATATTGTATAATAAAACCTATAAAAAATGTAAAAAAATTTTAAAAATATATTTACCACCATATGATTTAAAAGATGCATATTTCACAGTAATGAAACATTCAGTGAATCAAAAACATAATAATATAATTATATTAGAAGATGATTTTATTTTAACTCCTGATATTAAGAATCCATTTATTATCGATGAAATAAAATATAATATGAATATTCATAAAAACATACCATATTATTATAATTTAGGCCCTCTTCCATTATTATTTTATCCAAATTTTAATTTAACACATAATAGTCATTATGGATTATTTTCAGTCGGATCATCTGCAGTTATATATAATCAATTAATACAAAAAGATATTTTAAAAAAAGAAAATACTACAGTAAAACATTGGGATTTTTTCTTATCATTATATTATACAAATTCATTTTATAACATACCCTTATCATATCAAATATATGAAGAAACAGAAAATCAAAGTTTTTGGGCATGTGATAATATTAATAACTATGTTTGTCAAAATTTTAATAATATAATTGTTAATTTTTTAAAATTATTTAATTTAGATAAAAATTCAAAAGATGGACACGATTCATTTTATTATTTTATATTTTGTGTACATTATATATTACTTTTATTAATATTTTTTATATTAATATTTTTTTATGGAAATATAATAAATAATATCTAGATAATATAGATAAAAGAATAATATGTCAAAACTATATATTATTACTGTTGCAACAGATCCAGTTTGTTATTTTCCATATTTGAAAGAATCTATTGAAAGAAATGGAGGAGAGTTAATTGTATTAGGATTTGGTGAAAAATGGAAAGGATTTGGTTGGAAATTTTCACTTGTTTTAGAACAATTAAAAAAATTAAATGATTATGATATTGTATGTTTTGTAGATGGATATGATGTTATTTGTACTAGAAATTTAGAAACAATTAAAAATGATTTTATAAAAATTAGAAATAGAGAAAAATGTAAATTAATAGTTGGACATGATAAAGTAATTGTAGATACAATTTTACAAAAAATAATAAAACGTTATACATCAGTATATTATGGTAAATGTAATAATTTAAGTGTAAATAGTGGAACATATATTGGATATGTAAAAGATGTTAGTTCTATTCTTAAAAATATACATGAATTAAAAAATTCAAATATAGAAGATGATCAAATTTTATTAACAGATTATTGTAATAAAAATAAAAATGATATATATATTGATTTTAATAGTGAATTATTTCTAACTATTATAAATGGATTTGAAGAATTAGATAGATACGTTAAATTTTCAGATGATAAAATTATATATAAAGATACTAATCCATATTTTTTTCATGCAGCTGGAGAAGGATATTTAGATAATATTATTATTCGTTTAGGTTATGATATGAAAGATAAAGTAAATAAAGATATAAAAAAAAAGATGTATAAAAAAGTTATTAAAGGAATAAAAGATTTTTTCAATAGAAATAGAGGATTCATCCTTTTATTTGTATTTGTTGTAATATTTTTTTATTTAATTTATGCAAAAATTAAATAATATTATATTATATTATATATGAAGAATTATATAAAACAATACATTATATATTTTATTTTTTTATTTTTATTATTTATTATTGTAATTAATATTTGCAAATTAAAATATGAAAATAAAAATGTAATTGAAAGTTTTAAACAAAAAGTTATGAATACTTTTGAAATGGCATTAAGAAGTTGTTTTATTATAAAAAAGAAAAATCTTGGCATTACATACAAAAATATGTATGTTAGTGGTTGTGGAAGTGATATTATTTATGATATTGAAAATCCAAAAGATCAAAAAAAATATACAATATTTAGATATACTGATTTTGGGGATGAAATATTAAGACATTCTAAACAACATTTTGATGAATATTTTAATTTCTTAAGACATCGTGCAATACGACGTGATAGAAGTTATATATTTGATTTTGTAGGATATCATGGAATTATAGATGATAAAGTTAGAATGTGGATTAGATTAAAAGATTATTATGGTCGTAGAATGGCAGATAAAATAATGGCAAAAACATATTTAATACCAAATGACTATAATTTATTTTTAAAAGAATATGATAAAAATAAGAAATATATTTTAAAAAATAGTTTTGGAGGTGCTAGAAGTGCACTTAAAATAACTACAAAAAAGAATGAATTATTAAGACACTTTGAAATAAATCGTTTAAAAAAATATAATCCTATATATTGTAATGATGCAGTTTGTCATTCAACTGTTAAATATAATATTATACAAGAATATATTGAACCAACATTTTTTATTAAAGGACATAAATTTGGATTTAGAATGTTTCTTGTTTTAATGGATTGTAAAAATGTTAAAAAAGGATTATTATGGAAAGATGCAATTTGTTATTATTCAAATAAAGAATATGTTAATAATGCAAATATGGATTATTCTGTTGTAGGATCTATTTTAAAAAAAAGTATGCAAGAACAAATTAAAAGTAAAAATTTACCAGTAACCTATATTGAATTTCAGGATTATTGCAAAAAAAATGTAGCTGATTATCAAAAAAAAATAAATAATTTTGAAAATAAATTAAAAGATTATTATGGTAAAATTATTGAAAGTAATGCTGATGAATTATATTCTTTTTCAGATTACAAAGATATTATGAAATTTAGCATTTTTGGATTTGATGTTGAATTTGATCAAGACTTTAATCCATTTATTTTCGAAGGTAATTTTTATTATACTCGATTTTCAGGAGATGGCCCCGATTCAAAATATAAAAATTTACATATAAAATTATATCAAGATATTTTTACTGAATTAGGATTAGCAGATAAGTTTAATTATGGATTTATAAATGTTACTCCTTAATTTCAACTTGTCCCCATACAATAATAGAAATTCTTCCTTCTTCTTTAAACTCCAAAGGTGGAATTTGTGGAATTCCATGTTTCCAATTTATATTTATATCGCGTGAAAATGCATATGCACTTCCATCTTGAAGTGGAATAGAAACTACTGTTTTTGTTATTGCATGTTGAAATGCAACATTTCTTGTATGTCCAAATGAAATTCCTACAGTAAAATTCTGTTTTTCAGCAATATGCTGTTTAACTGCCGCTGCATCATGATGAAATGGTTTCCAATCATTTGTATCTTTATACCAATTCAAGCGAGTACTTTTTGAAGACATATTAAAGTACTTTGTAATTTGTTCAACAACATAAGAAAAAGTTGGAACTTTTTCTTTCCAGTTTTTATTATCATCCGCAATTAAATGAGTATCTCCATGCCATAATTTCCATAATTCAGATTCATCTACACCAGATTCTTTAATTTCTTTTAATAATTTTCCATAATAATCATCATTCTTTAATAATCCTTGGACAATAACAATATCATTTGGAGAATAAATTTTTTTATAAAACTCAACATCACCTGCATTACCAACTAAAATATTAATATCAGGTGCAGAATGATCTGGATTAAAGTTTTCAGTATTTTTAGGATGTTTTCTTTTATTGTTTTTATTATCTTTGTTATCTTTGTTATCTTTGTTATCTTTATTCTTAAAGTCTTTCTTTTGGTTACTTAGATCTTGATAGTCATGTGAAAATTTGCATTTATTTCCGTGTTTGCAATCATTATAAAAATAATGATGTTTACAAATATTTTTATCATGAATAAAATGGCAATTATCACCATGTTTACAAGTTCCGTTTTTTAAAAAAAATTTGCATATTTTTGCTTTTTCTGTTCCAACACTAAGTTCCTCAACTTTTTCCATTTTAATTTTATTACTATTATTAATTAAATATTCTTTAAATTATATATATAAAGTATAATTTATTATTAATTTCAGAATGAATAACGATTTAACACATGCAATAAAAGCAGCTTTTATTCATAAAAAAGTAAGTAAATATGTATTAGATTATGTAAAACCCGGCATTACATTGAAAGAAATTGCTAATATAATAGATGATAAAATAAGAAGTGAAACTTTATTTGATCTTAAAAATCCTCTTGAAAAAGGAATTGGATTTCCAGTAGGTCTTTCAATTAATAATTGTGCTGCTCATTATACGCCAAATTATGAAGAAGAAAATGTATTTTTAAAAGAAACTGATATAATAAAAATAGATTATGGGGTTCATTATAATGGTGTAATTATTGATTCTGCATTTACCCTCCATTTTGATCCAAAATATGACGAGTTTATTAATATTTCAAAAGATTTAACAAACTTTGCAGTAAAACAATGTGGACCAGATGCCATTTTAGGTGAAATTGGCGCATCAATAGAAGAATATATTAAAGGAGCCGAAATTGAAATAGATGGTAAAATAGTTCAATTAAAAACCATGCAAGATTTATCGGGACATTTAATAAAACCATATGAAATTCATGCAGGAAAAGCTGTTCCAAACATAGCTATTCATTATCCACTTCGAATGATAGAGGATGAATTTTATGCAATTGAACCATTTTTAACAACAGGAATAGGAAAATCGATTTTGAAAGAACCCAATAGTCACTTTATGATAAATAATAGAAAGACAATTAATAAACGTGAAGAGAAAGAATTATTAAATTATACTTCTTTTCCAGTTTTTAGCTTAATAAAAAAAAATTATGGAACACTTCCATTTTGTCAAAAATGGATATGCGAATTATTAAACATATCTCTTTATAAAATAGATGAAATATATCAAGTAAATAAAGATCTTAAATTATTATGTGATAAAAATATTATTAATTCATACCCTCCAATATATGATATTGATAATTCTATTGTATCTCAATTTGAGCATACAATTTTTATAAAAGAAAATGGAATATTAAATTTAAGTAAAAATAATTTTTACTAATTATACTCCGTCTAATTCGTCAAAGTTTTATATAATTTAATATAAAATATATGGTTAATATATATATTTTACAACTACAGAAAGGAAAGTATTATGTTGGAAAAACAAATTATCCATCTTTTCGAATAGAAGATCATTTCAATGAAAATGGATCAATGTGGACAAGTAAATATAAACCCTTAAGAGTAATAAAAATAATACCTGATTGTGATGATTATGATGAAGATAAATATACATTAATGTATATGGAAAAATATGGAATAGAAAATGTAAGAGGTGGATCTTTTTCATCAGTTATATTGAAAAAATCTCTTGTAAAATCTATTGAAACTATGAAAAGAGGCAGAGAAGATAGATGTTTTAGGTGTGGAAGAAATGGTCATTTTTCTTCAGAATGTTATTCAAATTGGTCTTATAAAGGAGATTTAATAGATGATAGTGAGGAATACTCTTTATTAGACCGATCCTCAAAAAATGTATGTTATCGATGTGGAAGATATGGTCATTTTTATAAAAAATGTTTTGCAAAAACACATATAAAAGGTTATTATATATGAAAAAGAGTATCAATTCCCCATCCTAAATAAAAGTTAGTATATATTTGATTAGTATTTATATCTTGATAATAATATTTATCATTTTTGATAAATCTTTTTACGTAAAAATATTCGTCAGATTTATATGAAATTTCTTCAAATTTCCATATTTTATTTCCATCAATAGAAAAACATTTTTTATCAACTTCATTATTTAAAAAATATAAATTTATCCCATTATTATTTTCATATTCACAATCAATAATAGATATACTTTTATAATTTTCATTTTTATAACATTTTAGTAATGCGTGCTCATTTTTAAAATTTTTAGTATAATTTTCATTAGTTAAATAATAAACTCCTAGTTTTATAGAACAAATATTTTTATTTTCAAAATTAATTTCAAATACACTTTTTAAGTCAGAACTTAATACTAAATTATCTTTAAAAAAATTTATATAAATATATTGATTTGTTTCTATATTTTTAATATAATAATTATTTTTCTTATACCAGTTTTTTACTTTAAATATTTCATCAACACTAAAAGAAACACTTGGAATATTTAATATTTTTTTTTCAACAACCTCTTTTTTTTTAATTATTCGATTACTATATAATTCTTTTATTTTTAAATAATTAAGATAAATATCTTTTCTTTTTTCAATAAAATAATCTTGAATAGAATAACTATAATGTGCTGTTATAAAATTTCCAATTATTTTATTAGGTCGAAGTAATTGTTCTGGTATAAATGAGCTTAATTTATATTCATCATCAATAATTACATCTTTTAAATACTTGCAATCACTTCCAAGAATTAATATAAAATTAATTGAAATACGTGATACAATATATACATCTTTTACATAATACTTATTAATAGAATTAATATCTTCTATTAAATCATTTGTAAATTGAGTATGAATTACAGCTGGAATTAGTGGATTTTCAAATAAAATACCAAGTAGACCACCGGTTGGATAAACTTCTAATTTATCTTCTATTTTAGGGAATAAATGTCGTTGATAATAAGCGCATATACCATTGTTAATACAATTTGAATGAATTAAAAACGACACCTTATCTAATCGGCGTTCATTAATAGCATATTCTAAAGAATCAATATCAATAAATAATATATCATCATCGCATTTAATAATAATATCTTCATCATATGAAGTAGTAGCTATATATTTATAAAAAGGAGACCAGTTAGTTTTCATTGAAATATACCATGGATTATTATGTATGAATATTCTTTCTGGATACTTTAAAATTAATATAGTATATTGATTCTTTAAAAAATTCTCGTCATCTTTATTTCTTGAAAAATTAAAAATATGATATTCATCTATAATATTTTTTGATAAAGCTTCTTCTATATAAAAATTTAATATTTTTATATTTTTTTCGCGTCCGGCAAAAACACAGAATTTTACCTTTCCGGTCATAATAAAATAAAAGATTCATTTTTATTTTATTAAACTTAATTTTATAAAGAATTACTTAATTTTATAAAGAATTTTATAAAGAATTACTTAATTTCATAAAGAATTACTTAATTTCATAAAGAATTACTTAATTTCATAAAGAATTACTTAATTTCATAAAGAATTACTTAATTTCATAAAGAATTACTTAATTT